TCCGAGGTTCCGTTCGTTTACGCACCTAAGGGCAACGCGACCGCCGGGGCAGACGCACCGCACTTCACCGGAACCGTTCGTATCCCGGCAAAGGGTGCGTTCCAACTCGGTGGCGAAGCGTCGGCAGACGGCACGTTCGCATTCGACGGTGTCCGCATGGACATTGTTGGAGACGTAACGCTCGACACCACACCGTAAGGCCTGAATTGTGGGTACGGTCATTGCTGGCTCTCGTGAGGGGATTTATCTCCTTGAGGACACCAAAGGCCGTACCTACATCAAAGGACTGAACGAAACCCGACTCAAGTTTCTGGAAATGGGTGGAGATCGGAACCTGTTTGAAAAATGGGTAAAGCAGTCCGCAATCATGGCCGCCAAAGAAGCCACACGCACCGCACCCAGAGTCACAGGCAAATTGGCACTATCGGTTCGCGGTTACGCATCAAAGAAAGCATTCATCAAAAACAAAGTGACTGGCGGTGTCGATTCCAGAATGGTATTTGGCGGTCTTGTAACTTCAGGTTCTGCCAGAGTCCGAAACACAATCGGTGCAGGTCAAGTGGTTGATAGCACCACAACTGGTGTCCAATACGGTCGGGCCGTATCGCTCGGAACTTATCGGGTCGCTGGTACTAGATCACAAACAGGCGACCGGGTCTGGCGCACAACAGTCCGTGGAAAGAAAAACGCTTACATTGTGAAAGCACGAAACAAGATGAAGCCAGCAATGGTCAGACTCTTGAACTTCCAACTCAACACATACATAAAGCAGAAAGGCTTTGAAACAAATGGACTTTGAGGACATCACCCTAGGCGAAATTGCCGAAGTCGAGGACTACGCAAAAATGCCGTTCTCGGACATTGCCGAGGAGAAAATCGGCGTTATCAAATTGCGCATCGCCCTGGCATGGGTAATGAAGCGTCGCACGAACCCCGACTTCACAATTGCTGAAGCCGAGAAACTTACCCCGAACGATTTTGCACAGTTGTTTGGGGATGACGACACCACAAAAAAATAAAGGATGACCGGGCGAAAGCGTTGGCCGCGTTAGTGGCTGGTTGCGGCCTCTCGGTCACGGAAGCAAACCAACTGACGTTGCGTGAACGTAACGCAATAATCAAATTTATGAATGGGGGTAAGTAATGGCTGCATCAAACATGATCGTCACGCTGGCCATGAACGCCACGAAGTATGCTTCGGGGTTGCGTAAAGCGGCAGGGCAGACGCAGTCGTTTGGTCAAATTGCTGGTAAAGCGTTTGTTGCGTTGCGAACCGCGTTTGTTGGTTTGACGCTGGCCACACTCCGTTACGTTCCGGTGCTGGCTCAAATGGGTGCCGAGTCTCGCAAAGCCGACATCCAACTAAAGTTCATGTTGGAGAACATGCAGGGTGTCAGCGCGGCGACCGATGCCACGGTCAAACGCATGGCAGAGTATGCCGACCAAGTAAACAAAGCAACTGGCATCGACGATGAACAGGTCAAAGCAGTCCAGCGTAAGTTGCTGGTGTTCAAGACGTTGCGCCAAACTGCCGACGAACTCGGTGGCACATTTGACCGCACCACACAGGCCGCAATCGACCTCGCAGCTGGTGGCTTCGGTGACATGGAATCCAATGCCATCAAACTTGGTCGAGTGTTGCAGGATCCAACCAAAAACCTAAACGCGCTCAACCGTGCAGGTATTACTTTTACCGCGACCGAGAAAGCCAAAATTGCGCGACTTCAAGAGTCCGGCAAACTGTTACAGGCACAGGATCTAGTTCTCAAGTCAATCGAAAATCGCGTCATGGGTTTGGCAGAGGAATCGGCAACACCATTTGAAAAAATGGTTGCACAATTCAATCAAATTGGCGACTCGATCGGTGAAGCAATGTTGCCAGCACTTGAGGACATGAACAAAGAGATATCCAAATGGTTGTCCACACCGCAGGGCCGTAAAGATGTTGAGGCAATCGCAGACGCGTTTATTGGGGCCGCCTACGGAATCAAAGAGATGGCTAACTTCCTGCGTGATGTAAAAGGCTTGTTGGACTCGATTACGAAGTTCAACATGGATTGGGTTGGTGCTTTGCGTGACTTCCAAAACAGCGTTTTAGGTACTGGGTCGAGCGGTAACAATGCTAAAGGCGATTCGTCAGGTAAAGGCACCGAACCGTTTGGCGGCACCAGCCGCGCATCAGCCCCAATCATCAACTTCAACGCACCCATAGACTCGGTAAGTGCCGGGCGTGAAGTAGCGCGTGTGCTATCAGATTACAATCGTGCGAACGGTGCGCGCTAATGGCTTTACCGATTATTGAACAACCGCTTTATGGCGAAGTTCTTATTGAAACTGCACCTTGGGCCACACCGTTTGTTTGGACTGACCGCACCGCCGACCTAGTTGAGGGTTTCAATTATTCGGAAGGTGGCCGCATTGGCACACCCGTCGGAAACTTAGTCCGCGTTTCATTCAGCAAATTTGCTGGCTACGCATTTACTGGCTATGTGCAAGACGTATCGCAACGAGTCGTTTTTGACCAGTCCGTATCATTCACAACACCAATCACGCTGACAACAATCAACTGTCTCGACTGGGTTGGCTACATCTCACAGTTCCAAGCCGTAGGCGTTGGAGGTTCTAACTATCTAACTGGCGTAAATGAAACGGATTCCAGTTATGCGGTGCGTGATCGTATCGGCGCGCTAAACAAAATTGTTGATTCCTCGAACAACACTAAAATCATCAATGCAAGTTTTTTCACTACGGTTGCGGAAATGGGTGATACCGATTTTGTTGGCAGTTTTGCACAACATCTTGATTTGGCTGCAACCACACTAGGTCTGACTTGGCGTGGAAACCACGTTTTGCCAACAAACGTAACTGATGGCCGTGGTGGTTTAGTTTCATTTGATCCTCAAAGTTCATTCACAAACGAAACAACATTTACTGATGTTGTCGGCACGGCCGGGCAACTGCACTACACCGAAATCGATTTGCTGAACTCAACTGCCAATGTGGCAAACTCCGTTGTTGTCAACAACCGTTCGCGATTCAATGTGCCAGATGTTGAAGTCACAAAAATTGGCGGTTTCAACGAGGAAAACTACATGATTATCAACAACCAGAATGTTGTTGGTGTAGCAATCGACGGTGTGCAAGAAGCCCTATCCTCAAGTTCAATCACAACCTACGGAATACGTCAAACCGTTGTTGACACAAATGTTGCTATGCCTGTGTCATCGTCAGGTTCATTCAATATCATTATCAACCCATCGATGGAATACTCTGACGACGGTTACACCCGGAACAACACCAACTGTGTTGTTCGCCGTCGCAAACCATCACAGGATGCAAACCCATTCGCCGCTTACAACGGTTTATGGGCCATGCGATCACGCCAGATAGTTGCCTCACCAACAGCTCGTATTCTGTTCAGCGGTGGAGAAGCGGACGGTATGCCGGTCGTTGGAGGAACAACTTATTATTTCAAAGCGTATGGTGCGCGTGGCACAGTCTCACAAAGCAACATGCGCGCACGTTTGGACATTCGTTGGTATGACGATTCCGAAACTTTGTTGTCCACCACATCAACTGGAAACACCAGTTTGACAACAGCAAACACCTGGTATCTCGTTAGCGGGAGCGCAGCTGCACCAGCCAACGCAGTTCGGGCAACCGTGGAGATTTTGTTTGAACGATCTAGCGGTGCAAACATTGCGGTTGGCGACCGTTTATGGGCCGATGCATTTATGTTCTCAAAAGTAAGCGACGGATACTTTGACGGCGATACACCATGGGATGCAACAAACGCTTACGCATGGACTGGTGGGGTAGGTTCATCACCTTCGTACAAATTGCTCAACCGTGTCGATGATGTCGCAAACACATTACTTGGCATGTTTGCAAACACAAGTTTGAGAGTGACAAGGATTCGTTGGAACGCTCAAGAAAGTTTGTCAGCAATACCCAAACTGGTTGTCGGCCAAAAAATATATGTGGTTTACAAAGGCACTACAACTTCACACAAAATCGTTGGGATTGACGGAAACGTCGGGCCTGAACGATACATGATCGATTACTACCTACAGAAAGTATAAAAATGAAAGACATATTACGGCGCGTACTGCGCATCGCATCCTTCGCCCTAGGCGCTGGAATTGCTGGATTGGGTGCAGGGTCCGCAATCGGGCTTACAGTCGCCCAGAGTGCCCTTATGGGGGCTCTCACAGGTGTTCTGGGTATCTTTGGTGCGCTGGCATTCATCTACGCAGGCAAAGGCACCGTCGACGAAGGTGACTTCAACGCCACCATCAACTCGGCAATCGAAACGGCTCGCGCGAAAGACGGCAAAAAGTGAGTGATGGGGTGGTGGTCACACTCGAACGAATTTACGAAAAACTCGTCGAGCTGGAGATTCGTCTTGGCGACCACCCCAAACAACTCGACGACCACGAAAACCGTATCCGCAATCTCGAAATGAAAGTTTGGTCATTCGCTGGAATCAGCAGCGTCGTGGCCATAATCGCATCACTAATACTCACGAAAGTAGGCTAACCATGGCAGACACCGACCTTATCCGCCCGGTCAAAACGACCGCAATCAACGACGACTTCGCAGCTCACATCAAACGTGGCGCGGCGACTCCCGGACTCGACTACAACTGTGCAGTTGGCGAATCGGTTTGGGCATCAGATCGTGGCATTGTTGTGTCCGCGTCAAACAATCCAAACAGCGGTGCAGGTAAGCACGTTGTGATTCGTCACCGCGACGGTTCACAAACCATCTACTACCACCTGTCAAAGGTATTCGTCGGTAACGGCTCGCGTGTCAAACAGCGTGAGGAAATCGGCAAGACCGGAAACACCGGAACACAAACGACAGGCCCACACCTGCACTACGCAATCAAAGACAAGTCAGGCAAATTCCTCGACCCAGAAAAAGTGTTCCGCAAAGAGAAGCGTGAAGCGCGCAAAGAAAAAGCAGCTGCGGCCGCAGTCGTAACCGAAGTTATGACACCAATGCATGAGATTATCCCCGAGTAGGTTCTAACCTTTCTCCCTACCGGGTGGGGCAGTCGTTCTAGGGGGCGACTGCCCCTGTTTTGCGTTACCAAACTGTTACCTAAATAAGTCTTGGAAACTGTCGCGGAAACTGTATCGGGTGTGCTACATTGATTACACACCAACAGAAAGGCAAGACCATGGAGAAAGTAAAAGCACCAACACTCGCAGAAATCCAGTCTGACATCAATTGGACAAAAACCTATATCGGCTACATTCGTGACGCAAAACGAAACGGAGATTACGAGCGAGCAGCTCAATGGGCCAACGAAATATCAGCAATCTGGGGAACAATCTCTTACAAGTTTGAGGAGGCTCAAGATGCCTAAGCAACAGGCATTTAACCTCGGCCGTACCGCCACCGCAATCGCGGTGGTGGTACTGTCGTTCGGTCAACCATGGGGCGCAATCCCAGCATCCATCGGACTAGCATTGGTCTGGTATGGATCCACACAATGAACGCTGGCCACACGTCGACATAGTCCGTAACGAACTGCGCCAAATCCAAGCCGAACAAACCGCCGCCGCAGTCAAAGCACGAGCGGCACACTTCGCTGAACTCAAACAACACATGTCCGGGTACGACAAGACACGCACCCGAATAGAACGTCGTAGGTCTATGAGAACCTTTACTGAACGTATGCTCAACTACGGAGAAAAGGTACTTAATGAACAGCGAAAGAATGGTCGCTCGGTCACAGACCGATGAATGGTACAAGGCACGCCAATACGGTGTGTCGGCTACAACCGTTGCCAAGGCCGCTTCAGGCCCTGCCGGATACAACGCCGAACTACAAAACGCACTATTCCCAGAGGACAACATCGTCGAGGATAACGCCTACATGAAGTTTGGGCGCGACTACGAGAAATGGATTGTCAACGGCCTGCCACGCGAATACCGCATCAAACCAAACGACTGGCTAATCCGAGGAGACGGTGACTACCGCTGGCATCTCGCAACACCTGACGGCCTGAACGATGATTGGTCGATTATTGCAGAAGTCAAAACGACTGGCAAAGATTGGGACGGCAGCACAATCCCGATTCAGTACCGTCGGCAAGTGCAGTGGCAACTTCATGTCACCGGGGCGCAAAAGTGTGTGTTCGGGTGGTTGCTTCGCGCCACATCCGAGTCCGGCGAATTTGTTCCAGCATGGATGGAACCTAAGCACATCATCATGGAACGCGACGAAGCAATGATCGCTGACCTAATCGAAGTTGCTCAACGATTCATCACCGATTTCAACAACTACAAGGAGATGCAGAATGGCTAGATTCAACCTCGCAGATTACGAAACAGTTGCCGAACGAACGGCTAGGTTTTACAAAGACCATCCAAACGGCGCAATCATCACAACCAATCTCACAACCGAGGGTGACCGTCAGCGCAAACAATGGGTCGTCTATTCCGAAGTGTGGTTCGACAAGAATTCCGATCTACGCCCAACAGGAACAGGTCTTGCGTTTGAGATTGATGGAACTGCAGGGGCAAACGTCACAAGTGCTCTCGAAAACTGCGAGAGCAGTTCGGTGGGTCGCGCATTAATGAACGCTTCGTACGGAGGGGATAAGCGCGTGACAAGGGAGGAGATGCGCAAAGTCAATCGAGGCGCACCATCCGAGACGCAAATCACCGCAATCGACGTACAAAACGCTGCAACACTCGACGAACTAAACCTACTCTGGTCACGCGCAGTCGATTCCGGCGACTCCACCAAACTCATAACCGAATTTACGGCCAGAAAAAAATCCCTCAATGGATAAGTTACTTCGGTTCCGAATCGACGGTCGGGCCGTACCAAAAGGGCGACCACGCATGACCAAAATGGGTGGAGTCTACACACCCAAAACAACCGTCGATTACGAAAAGTTAGTCGCGGCCGCGTGGAACGACAAATTCGGCATGCTCGCGCTCAACGGAAAACTTCGAGTCACGATAAACGTTCACACAGATCGTCACGCCAAACAAGACGTGGACAACCTCGCCAAGTCAATCCTCGACGGCATGCAACGTGCCGGGGCATTCGTAGACGGCGACGAACAAGTGTATTCACTCGGCATCATCAAACACGCCAGCACCACAGATTTGGGCGTGTGGGTATCGGTCACTAAATTTGATGACTATGATGACCACTAATCGCTAGCACGATTCCCCTACAACTTCCCCCGGTCCTGTGCTAGCAGGCCGGGGGATTCCAATTGGAGTCCAACATGGATCAACAACACCACCACCATTGGTTACAAGTCGGCGAAAA